CTTGGGCCGTTTCTAAACGTGCTGAGATTCAGTCTAAAATCAGTGCAATCACTGAGGCAGTTAAAAATGGCTCTAAAGAACTTGCAGCTGAGATTGATGACTTTATGTTTGGACTTATGGTCGCTGGGACTGGCTCAACTAAAGGATTAGCTATTGATTTCGTAGGTGACGAGCTTGCTGCAATTGCTGATAGTAAAGCATTAATGGACTTAGCTAATGTTCAACGCAGTGATAGATTCATAATTGCATCACCTGTATTCGTTCAAGGCTTACTTGCTAACAATAATGTTATCAACGCAAATAAATATGGAAGTGAAGCTCCTATCATGGCTGGATTTGTTTCTAGATTATATGGATTTACAATTGTAGAATCTAGTTCAATCGCTGTACCTGCAGGTGGATTTATTTCTGTTCACAGATCGGCAGCTGCATTTGCTAGACAAATCAATCCAATGCTTTTAAGACAAGAACAAGCTTTAAAAGTATCAGATGACTATAGTCTTTCTCACCTATATGGTGGTGTACTTACTGCAACGGGTACAAATAGAATTACAGTTGTTACTGCATAATATTTAAGTTAACAATGGAGAGTAGCTACAAACGTGGCTACTCTCCTTATATTAGGATTGCATGGATACATTTAATCCAAATTTAGTTAACATATATATTGAGGCTAGTAGCAAAGATAACTTGATCAAACTACAGGCACTAAACAATATGATTAACTCAAAATCATACAACTATCAAACTCCTTACGTGGAAGGTGATAGTTGGGTTGTATGGTTTTATGCCGATTTTATGAACCATCAATACATTACAGAAAATCAATTAGACGAGCTATTGCCAGTATCTAAGACAATCCAGGAGCTAGGTTAATGGGGACTATAATATCAAGACGAGTTAAGATTGATAGTAGTGCCATTGATCCCGTATATATTACTGGCAACATTGTACTTGATGACAATATAGAAAGTGACTTTGCAGATGGTAACATTTCCGCAGTGAAGGCCGTATACAAAACTTTAAATGGAGTCGCACTTGCTCAAAACAATGTTTCATTGTCTGAGGCTACTGTCATAGGGCTTACTCGCACAGGTGCTTTAACAGGAAACAAAATAAAATATCAAATAATTGGAAAATACGTAGATAGTTCGTTAAACTTTACACTGAATGCACCATTGTATTTAGATGTAAATGGAAACATAACAGAGACAGCACCGATTTCAGGGTATAGAGTACAGATAGGTACTTCTAATGGACTAGGTGAGATACAAATTAGTATACAAGACCCCATAACACTTTAAAGGAGTAAAAAATGGCTGGTAACAAATTTATGACCCTAAGTGGGGGTAAGAAAGTTTTAACCGCATCTAATGATGTTAGTGCAGGTGTAGCGGACGCTGGTAAGATCGTTGCACTTGGTTCTAATGGTAAGATTGATCCATCGATGCTCTCAGTCATTGACGTAACCTCAATTGTAACTTTTGAGGACTTAACATCTGGTGATTATGTTAATCTTTTCCTAGATTTAGGTGTAGTTAAGGCTAGAAAAGCTGATAATAGTAACAATCGCCCAGTGCATGGTTATGTCAATGACACAGTTGTAGCACCTGCAGTTGTTAATGTATTTTTTGAAGGGGCCAATGCAAATGTTTCTGGTTTAACTATTGGAGCGAGACAGTATCTAGGTGTAACAGGTGGAACGATTGAAACACCTCTTGATCCTACCAACGCACTAGATGATGGGAAACTACATCAATTATTAGGTGTTGCAATCTCGGCTACTGAGATCAATACAGATATTCAAGATTGTATAACTCTATAAGGTTTTAATGTTTAGAAAATTTCTAAATTTAATTAACGGTAAAAGAAGCATGACCTATATTTGGGACATGTTTCTATTTACACGTAGCGATTTTACGTCTAAAGGTGACATTGAAGTACCTAGTAACATGGTACTTCAAATGCACTCACCTAAGATTGATGGGGCTTTAATCGTTAATGGTGAGGTTTATATACTATGAGTAATGGAACTATTGACCAACCTGTATTACTAGTACACCCTACAGCACCAAGTGCAGGAAGGGTGCTACGTTATATTTTTGATGATACAGTAACTAAGAAACCTTACTATATGTCTAGTGATGGAATACCCCACCCAATAACACCTCTCGCAGATCATACGCAATTAATTAATATTGGGACGAATACACACACACAAATTGATACGCATCTATCAAATACTAATAACCCACATTCTGTAAGTTATAATCAGCTTGTTGGACTGCCAACTACATTTAGATGGGTGTTGCAAGCAGGACATTCCAATCTTCCTAGTAATGGAAATGAATATGGTTTTAGTTACGGGCATAACTCAGCTAACGATGGAATTACAGCGTTAAATGATGGGGTGATCGAGGGAATGTCTGTAAGAGTAGAACCTACAAGAACCGCAGGATCAGCTTCTTACTACGTAGCTATAAACAACGTAAATAATAATATAGCAGGTCAAAGAGTTATAGTTGATGGGGCGATTAATGCTGAGGGTGGAATTAATGGTAACAGTGCTGCTCTTACATTCCTAACACCAATACCCTATGTAAAAGGCGACCAGATAGAGGTAAGAGCTAGAACGACAGGATGGAGTCCGACAAGCTCTGACTCTACAGTAACATTAAGAATGAATGAGGTAATATAATGGCTTGGGCTAAGGTTAGAAAATCCGATAATCTATTATTAGAATTAAATGTCGCAAAGATGAACTTTGATACTACTCTTTTCACAGAGGTAGAAACATTTGAAGTATTCATAACTACAGATGACTACATATTTAACCCAACGACAGGAAGCTTTTACAATGTAGGAGTTAAAAAATCCGTTGCGAATCCTGAGACCGCACAAGTAGAGTCATCACCTTTTTCATCTAATAAGTTACCAGATGGAAGAGTAATACATAAGAGAGTTACGGGTGTAAGCACGATAATCCCAGCAAACTCTACAGCTACCCTGCAATTAATTGTCCCTTATGTTGAAGCAAGATTCAAAGGTGCTAGGCTTATAAATACCACAATGGGGGACACTGTTAATTTTAAGATTTTAGATGACAATCTAAATACATATAGTAAGTTTGATGCATCAATAGCCACTAACGTTCCCCTAGATCAATTCGGGTTTAATGTATATATGACAGATGGGAGTTTCTATGAAACTTCAAAATATGCAGGTTCTTTATTTGTAGGAATGGTACTAGATTGTGAGTACACAAACAACACAAACGCATCAAAAGAAATTTATATGAATTGTGATATTCATGAAGTGATAGGTACAATATGACAATAATTTTTATAATTGGAACTATGGTAATATGGGCCATTTACGACATGTATCTAGTGCTAACTAAGAAACCTACAATAAGCGAAAAGATAACATTTATAAGTAAGTATAAATCTCCATCAATCCCATTACTATTAGGGTATTTGATGGGGCACTGGTTTAGATAGGGGTTAGCATGAAAGATTTAATGGTATTACATGGTAGCAATGGAACTTTTATAGATCATTCTATTGATGCTAGAGACTATCTTAGAGATGACTTTACTATAAACTATGTCGCTGCTACTGATAAGATTTACATCGGACTCTATAAGAAATTCAATTCAATGTATGTAGAGATAAGTACCCCATCCATTAGTGCTATTACAATTAAGACAAATAGTAATATCTTAACAACTAGTGATGACACCAAATCATTTAGCAGATCGGGATTTATACAATGGGACAAGCCTACAAATTGGGCTGTAGAGACAATAAACGGTATATCAGCTTACTGGTTAGAGTTAACAAGTGATTTAGATATAGCTCCCGTCTTTAGTGGAATTAATATTGTCTTTAGTGATGATAACGACTTGATGCAAGAATCAAGAGGTATAAGCAGGGATTTAGCTAAAGGGGATACATCATTCATAGCGTATCATGTCTCAGCTAGAAACGAAATAATCCAAACCTTGAGAAATGGTGGAAATACAAAATTCGTTGATAATCTAATTAAAAACATAACTAAGTGGGATATACTAGACATAGGAGAAATTAGACAAGCATCTAAGTACCTTACACTCTCAAAAATATACTTCGATATTTCTGTCAATAATGAGGATAAATCATATCTAAAATTTAGAGATTATAAGAGTATGTTTTCAAGGGCTTTTAAGTTGTGGATAATGTCGATAGATCAAAACGACGATGGGGACAATGTACAGCAAGATGACTTAATCCTAAATAATGCTGAGATTGTAAGAGTATGATATCTACGATTAGATCATATTTCGATACTCAGATCAAGGTTGTTGACCCCCTATTACTTGCATGGAGTGATGACCTATTTGGAAACAATGACCAAACTACAACAAGGGCTGACAAATATTATAATCTAATAATAGGTGACTGCACGGGAAGTAGAGATGGAAACAGTCATTTTGAGATATATGATATTAACCTAGACATTTTTTCACTCGACGGGCGAGATATGTTAACAATTTTTGATTCAATATATGACAAAGCGATCCTTATAAAGAATAATCTAATATGTAGGGTGAATTACAACACAATACTAAATGACATAGAGTTTAATAGTGCAACCCCTATAGAAGACAGTACCAATGACAACTCTATTAAAATACGTTTAAACTTTAAAGTAACTTTAAACTACACTCTAAACTAACAAGGAAGGATAAATTATGGGAACCGTAGCAAAACAATCAAATCAAGTACTAGAGGCCATGACATGGTACTATGGGAAAAGAAACTGCCGAAGCATCACCTTTGTTAACGATGTAGCTGGTTCACTAGAAAATGAGTATTTTGACCTAAATGTAATTGATGAGAATTATACAGAAAAACAGTATTATATTTGGCTGGATTCTGGAACGGGTGTTGATCCACTTATCGCAGGAAAAACAGGCTTACAGCTAATCTATACAGCAAACGACACTAAAGAGACTTTAGCAGGGTTGCTAGTAACTATACTAGGAAGTGTAAGTGTACTTCCAGTCGATCTTGGTGCCGGTAGCGTTCAAATAGAAAATAAATTCTTAGGAGTCATAACAAGTGAAGTAGCGACTAATGCACCTTCACTAGTTGCGGCTGTACTATCAATTGGAAAGGGTGGAGAGCTTGGAGCGGTTGCCTCTGGTGGTGCTACTTTTACATCTGAGCAATCAGTCGTAACAATTACTAGAGACGATGAAGGTGATATCGCTCAAGATTTAATATCAAAAGGTGCAACATATACGATTGAGATGACACTTGCTGAAATGACTACAGAAAATTGGAAACGATTAATCGGTCAATCTTATGGTGATGAGTTCACTAGTGGTGTCAATGATTTTGTGGGCTACGGAACGGATAAACTATACAAATCAGCATTTAGCTTTGCAGGTCAACTTGTAGGACATCCAAAGAGACTTTTAAACTCAGATAGAAGTTCAGACGTTGTGCTTTGGCTAACTCCTGCATCGATGAGCGATATTACATATACTGGACAAGACGCTCAAGGTGCTTCATTTAGTTTCACAGGGCTTCCAGATAGAAACAAGCCAGCAAAAATAAATATCTTTGCTCGTGGAGATCACAGTCTATTATAATACGAATTACTAACTAGGGGCGTGAACACGCCCTCAATACCCAGGAACGAAAGTGGCTGCAAATAGAGTATTTAGAAAAACTGTTTTTGATGTTGATATTTATGGAGAGAAGTTTCAAGTTAAGAAGCCTACAGGTATCTTAAAGCAAGAATATATCAATGGCATTGATGAGTTGAATGAGAAAAAAGCTAACGGTGCTGAACTTAAAGGTGACGAGGATTATAAACTCACTGCTAAGTTCTTGTCTAAGCTTGGATTGCCTGAAAAAGTATTTAGAGACATGGAAGATGAGCATCAATTAGAACTAGTTCTAATGGTGTTGACTGAAAAAAAAAGTTAGATAGTTACGAATTAATAGCCTGCGAGTTATGTAGGTTCTATCCAGCTTACACCTTGAGACAGGTATTTGGTTTAAGTGAATACGAGTTTGATGTGTTAAAGTTGGGTATGTCTCAGATTAAAAATAGAGAGGCGTTGGAAGGATTTAATGTTTCAGCTTATCCTCACATGGAAGATAAGAGTAGAGACAAGATACATAGGGAAACTTATAAGATTGCGTTCCCTAAAGAGTTTGAAAAGTCTATTGTTACAAGTGATCAGCTTGGTAACCTGGGGATAGATGTAGGGAATATATCAGATTACATCAAGGATTGAGATGGCCAATAATATTCATGTAGATGTTCTTTTTAGACTCGATAAGGCTGAAAAAGCATTAAAGAAATTAGAGGGAAAATCTGCAAAGTCTGGTAAAAAAGCAGGAAAAGAATTAAGTAAAGGGTTCAGTGAACAGGTATCTATTGGTATTGGATCAATAGCAAAGCAAGCAATTGGACTTTCCCTAGCATTTAGGGCCGTTGGAAAAGCTGTTCAATTTGCAAATGAATCATTTAACGATTTTAGAAAGTTCGGGAAAGGGTTAGCTGAGGTAAATACCCTTTTACCTAAGAATCAGAAGCTAACACAAGCCTCAATAAACACATTACAAGATTTCTCTGTCCAATTCGGATCATCTGCTCAATCACAAGCTAAAGCATTTTATAATGTAGTTTCGGCAGGTGTTAAGGGTACAGCGAAACAACTACAAACCTTATCCATAGCAAATAAAGCTGCGGTTGCAGGGTTAGTGGATATAGATTCATCTGCAAGTGTGTTGGTATCCTCAGTCAACGCCTATGCAAAGTCGGGACTAACTGCACAACGTGCATCTGACATATTATTCGCCACCGTTAGGGAAGGACAAACTACATTTGGGGAATTAGCGAGTTCACTAGGTAACACTACTTCGATAGCGGCAAATGCAGGTGTTAAGTATGAAGAACTAGCAGGATCGTTGGCCTTTGTAACTAAGTCAGGAATTAAAACAGACGTTGCAGTGACAGGTTTAAGACAAGTCTTTGCATCAATTATAAAACCATCAAAAGAAGCATCCGATGAAGCCAAGAGATTAGGCCTTGAGTTCAATAAATCTGCGATTCAATCTAAAGGATTTGCAGGATTTTTAAAAAGTGTTCAAGTAGCAACAAAAGGTAATGAGCAATCATTAGCAAAACTCTTTGGTAACATTAGAGCATTGGCACCCGTACTAAATATCGTTAACGGCAATTTCAAAGACTTTGAAAGAATATTAAACGCTACAAAAAACTCAGTGGGTGATACATCTAAAGCTTTTGATATAATGCAAGGATCACTCGATATACAAATATCGCAACTTGATCAAGAGTTCAGCCTATTTGGACGTAACTTATTGTCCCTAGTAGCTCCAGCAATTACAGAGGTTGTTAGTAAGCTAAGAACAGTCGGGGCTGCAATAAATGATGCTATAGGAAATAAGTCAAAGACAAGGGCACAAGAGATAGGGGACGAATTAGTCACACTATCTGAGAAAATAGCCAACGTAAAATCCACATTAAAACAATTCAAAAGCAATAGCTTCCTGGATAAAATAGGAACTTTTTTTAGAACAAATAATCCAGATAAATCTATAACTAAGCTTGAAAATAGACTTTCATCTTTTTTATCTCAATCAAAAAAACTACTAGCTGAGAAAAAAGCAATAAATGAAGCTGAGGCTAGCTCATCTGACGAGAAAGTTAAAAAGATAATTGCAGGGGATGAAAAGGTTGCACTATCTGCTCAAGGGTTAGCTGAGAAGTTAAAGAATATTGGACTTACACGAATACAGCAATTAGAAAGTCAAAGAGATGCAAAGCTTGCAATTTTAAATCAACTACTAGAAACAGAGCCTCAATTAGAGGGAGAGATACTTTCCCGTATAGCAGTTGTACAAGGTACATTTGCAACACAAGAAAAAGCATTACTAGATCAAAGAGTTCTAAATGCTCAAGCCTCAACTCAAGGTATTGCAGATGCATTTAAGGTGTTGGGTAAAAATACTAAAATAACCGCAGGTCAAATAGCAAAGACAACTAACAACGTTTTAGCCGCAGGGATAGGGAATGCATTCACATCGGTTGGTGCTTCAATAAGAAATGGCGGTGATGCTCTCGCATCATTTGCAGATGCAGTTGAAAAAACATTTGGAAATCTAGCAAGTTCAATAGGTGACTTCTATATCAAGGATGGTATAGCCAAAGTAGCTGGGGGTTTCCCAGGAGGGGCCGCAGAAATTGCAGGTGGTTCAGCTTTGAAATTGTTAGGTGGCTTACTTGGTGGTGGATCGTCTGGTGGAGGTGGGGGTTCTACTTCATCTGGAGCATCTGGAGCTAATAAGGCTAATGAGAATCTAGTCACCCCTCAAGCAATAGAGAGAAAAACATCATCTCAAGTAAACATCACAGTGCAAGGAAGTCTAGTACAACAAGAAGAGCTAGGTGCGTTTATCCAAAACACATTAAATGAAGTAAATCAAAAAAATGGAATAATTCAAGTAAATAGTAGGGTTGCATAATGGGAATAAAAACATACTCAGCATTCACTTATGGTCACACGATAACAGATGGGAATTTAACTATCGACTTTGACGAGGGTGTAGGGGAATTAACAGCTAAATTAAATGTAGGAAGTTATAGCTTACAAGATTTTGCTATTGAAGTGTCTAAAGCCATTAATGCGGTTGGGAGTCAAGAATATTCCATTTCATTAGATAGATCGACGAGAGTTATATCTATATCAGCACCCTCAACGTTTAAACTATTGCCAGTCAGTGGAACTAATACCGCAACATCTGCACTCCCACTCGTCGGATTTAGCACAGATACGGTGCTAAATCTTATTAATATAGGTGACTATCCTTCAGGATCACTATACACCCCTCAAAATATACTACAAAGATTTGTTGATTTTGATGATAATGTTAAGACTACAAATTCAACAATAAGACAAACAGCAACGGGGGCCGTGGAAGTTGTATCTTATGGCAGTGTTAAATTCATGGAGTGCAACATAACACCTATTACAGATATAACCCCCCAACTATCAATCATATCAAATGCAAATGCAGTCTCAGAATTTAGAAAATTCATGAACTACTGTATAGGGAAAGCACCGATTGAATTTATTCCCGATACATTGACACCCAATACCTTTAAAAAGTGCCTATTGGAATCCACGAGAGAGTCAAAAGATGGGGTTAACTTCAAAATAAAAGAACTTTTCAGTAAAAAGTTATTTGGTTACTATGAATCTGGGAATCTCATTTTTAGGGGGCTTTAATGCCAATAATTTTAAACAGCTTACTTAGCTCTAATACAGCTAACAATACTTTTTTAGATAAGACGATAGATGACGGAACTATCGGTAAAGTGTCATTAAACAACACCGACCCATTGAGTGGCCCATCTGTTTCTAACTTACAACTAGCAATTAACACTCTATTAAAAGTAATATTCCCACAATCAAATAAAGTAAATGGTGACACACTTACCCCCAACGCTATGAGTATGGATCAAGAGTTCAGATTGATTGGAACGTCTGCACCTATAGTAATGAACGCTTTGCCTTTCGGATCATCTATATCCGTGGTTGATGGGACTAGAATAACATTAGTTGGGCATGATGACTCTTTCACAGTTGGGTTTCTACATAACGATATCAATTTTGGGTTGTTATTGAACGGGGATGCAACACTTAAGAAAGGGTATATATTAGAACTACTCTACAATGACGAAATTAAAAGATATATTGAAGTAACAAGGAATTTCTAATGTTAAAAATTATAGTTTTCACACTTGCATTCATCCCTAGCATTATATTTGGCTTTGGAAACAATACAGTTAAACAAATTGATCAAATCAATAACAATACAGGCGTTGATATAATACTCAACCCCATATCATCCGTAAAAGTTAATAGCTTAACAGGTGGAAAGGCACTACAGTCAGGGGCATTAAAAGAATTAGAAGAAAGTGCCGTGACTAATGTAGAGCTAGGTTATGTCTCTGGCGTAACATCTTCTATACAAACTCAACTAGATTCTAAGACTCCATTATCTCGAATATTCACTATGACATCGCCACTATTCATAGACGGTGTTGCATCTGGGGATTTAAGTGCTGATAGAACATTTAGTATTCAACAATCTAATACGACAACGGACGGATACTTAAGTTCTACAGATTGGAATACTTTTAACAATAAGCAAAGTGCTATAACAATATTGCCAATCGTAAACGGAGGGACGGGGAGTGCCACTCAAAACTTTGTAGACTTAACAACAGCTCAATCTATCGCAGGGGTTAAAACTTTCACAGGCCAATTAGTAGCAACCTCAACAACAGATAGTTCCCACCCTGCACCATCAATGACCGCAGCACAACGTGACGCAATTGCCGCTCCTATCTCAGGGGATTTAATTTATAATCTCGATACGCTACAAATGAACATTTATGATGGAACTGTATGGGGTGCTTTAGCTGGAAGTGGCGGCACGGGAGAGTTTAATTACCTAGTAGGCGATGCTTCTGACTTTGAGACTTCTCTAGGGGGTTGGGCTGGGGATACCTCCCTTGCGGCTTTGAATCCACAAGCCTCTACTATGAGAGGAAGTGCCTATCTTAGATTGTCAAAAGGTGCGATAAACGCTCAAAATCAATCGGTGAAATCACCCGTCTTCACATTAGACAATGCGGATTTAGGTCACAAGATAGCTATTGAGTTCGATTATTCTGCACCCGTCGCTTATAATAATGGCTCTATGAAAATTGAAGTCATTCAAGACCCTCTTGGAACGCCAGTCGCTACGGTAACTGACTTAGCATCGATACCTAGTGGGGATGGAAGGCATTTAATGACTTTCATAGCCGACTCGGTAATTACAGATTATCAAATTAGAATAACTCAAGTTACCACTGAATTAACTGTATATAGTATCAACTTTGATTATTTTAAGATTTATCCTTTCATAGAAGACCCAATAATTAAGAATCTAGCGGCTATTAGTGACTGGCAAAGTTACACACCCACTTTTACAAATTTAGCTCTAGGTACTGGAGGTATTACTAGATTTTTTAAGAAGATTGTTGGGGATCAACAACACATAAAAGGATATATCAAACTAGGTACAGGGGGTTCTTTTACAGGAAAATTAATAGTATCCCTACCAAGTAATATAGACTATTCAAAAGAGGGGCGACCTAACGATTTTGCAAGATTGAAGGGTAGTGTTAGGGCTTATGACCTTGGAGGTATAGGAGTTCAAAATGGGGGGGAGATAATAGGAAATGCCTCTTCAGTCAACTCCGTTTATTTTGCCTCAACAGGAAAAGACCCCTACAATGCAACCCAACCCTTTACTTGGGGTGCTAGTGATGAACTATTTGTTGATTTTAGCTATTCTGCACTAGGTTTTTCAAGTGGGACGAATGTAGTCATATCTAAAAGTACACTGTTAAAAGTAAAGGCTACAATTAATTCTTCTCAAGTAATTCCTAACAATGTAACAACAACAATAATATACAACATTGAGTCAGAAGATAATTACAATTCTTACGATAATTCTACTGGTATTTTTACGTCACCTAAAGATGCGTGTTACTTAGTTTCTGCTGGGCATCGTTTTTCATCACCATCATCTGTATTTTCATACGTTTCAGATATAAACGGATTTATACTTCAATCTGGTTCTACATCTACCTTTGGTGAGGCTGGAGGTTCTGGTTCTTCACATATATGCCTAAGCACAGGTGGGACTATTCAAGTCCATATTTTTCAAAACTCTGGCGGTAATGCTATACTGACTAATTTTGGAAACACACATCTAGAGATAACAGAGCAACCAATAAACGGAACTATTATTGGTACATTTGGAGACTGCCAAACTAAGACGCTAAGTGCGAATATATCTGTATTTGGTGATGTTGCAGAATTAAGTTTTACAGGCCTTACAATTGGTGCAAGGTACAGGGCGAGGGGAATTTTACTCCACGATCAAGGTAATGTTTTTAGGTTTATCCATAATTCGGTTACTCAAGGACAAGCATTTAATCAGACAACGGGGCAAATTAATCAGTATATATCCACCCCAGTATTTACAGCTACAGCTACCACTTTGATTGGGAGAAAAGACACATCAATAACTACTTATGGAAATAATGGGCTAGATAAGACCTGGGTTGAATTATGCGAAATAAGTAAGGGAGTTTCTACAAGATGGTAAAGTTATTTATATTTTTTATTTCATTTAGCGTAAATGCGTCAACATTGGTTTCTATAACAAATAGCGATGGAGTTGATTTGTGGCAAGAATTTGACACACTCATAGAAGCTGATAACTATATCTCAAAAACTAAGCATCGTTGGGGTAAACTTGCTGGGTGGAGGTCAGACAATTGCGTAGGACAAACGGCTACTAGAGTAAATAGTTTTGGATTTACTGAATATAATTGCCCAGATCAATTCACAATTACAAAGACAGATACTACAGCTAAAAAAGCCGCTCAATCTGCACTGATTAAAATAAAAAAAGATATGGATTTTGGAAAATCACTCTACGCAAATATTAGGTTAATGAATGCAGGGAAGTCAAAAGCTGTAAGGGATGCTATGAGAGCAAGCTTTGTTACTATTAGAGACGCTTTACTTGACGGTGATATTTGTAGTGCTAGGGTTGATATTTCGGCAATCGTACCTGACGCTAATATAACAGCTCAAAATATTGCGGATGTTCTTTCACTTATTGATGGTTATAAGACGTGTATTTAATGAAAAGAGAATTTTTATATCCTCTATTAATTGGATTGTTATTAATGGCACTAGGTACTAGTGCTAAGGCAATTATTGACGTTGCGATCTTAAAAAGTGAAAATAAGACTATTAAAGAGGTCGTTATGGAAATAAAAGATGATGTTAAATATATAAGACGACACTATACTAGGGGGAAAGATGAATACTGAAAAATTAATTGAAATGGCTAAAAAAAGAGGACTTATTCTTGCTGAGAATTCAATTACTCAAGGTGCGAAAGGTATTGCACATCTTGCAATTGATATTCTAGAGGAGCTTGTAAAAGAAACTACAACTCCAATTGATGACGTTGCGTTTGCTGCTGTTCAAGGCGTTGCAAGAGATATGGCCGATAAGATTGAAGTTAATCTCTAATGCAAATACTAGTGAAATATCTAGTTAAGTACATCGGATACCCACTTGCTCAAAAGCTTGTGGGTATGTTTATCTCGTCAATTGAAGAAATGTACATGGTACATAAGTTAGAAAATATAAAAGAAGAAAAGAAGAAAAGAAGACTTGCATTAACTAATGCAATAAAAAATGCTAAGGATAATAATGAACGTAAAGAGTTATCTATTCTGCTTCATCAACATACTATTGGTAAGCTGCCAAACAGTTAGTGATCCATTTAATCGACCTAAAATAGTTTCTATGATATCCAATGGAGATGGTACGGCCTACAGATCAGGCGAATTGATCCAGGATACAACTAACATGCTATGTGTAACCCCCGAGGAGTATAATGTATTATTTACTTATTGGGATGACATAGAAAATAGACTATATATCTGTACTAAATTCCCAAACAGGTGTCGATAGATGTCACTTCCACTAACACCTAGAAATGTATCACTGTCAAAACAAATATCAATAAATCCTCAGGCCATATTACAGGTTGAGGGAATCTCTACAATATTCGGGGCACAACCAGTAGTTGAATTTGCAAGATGGGATAAGGGTTTAAGGTGGGATACTCCAAATACATTTTGGGACGGGCTTACAGAGATAAAAGATTCAAAAGCAGTAATTGACCTATCACAAGGCACTACTAATAGCTTAACTCAACAAATACTCCCAGATAAGGGGGGTAGCTCCAGTGTGAGCACAATAAATATTCAACTCGTAGACTTAAATGGTGAGATTGCAAAGATTTTCTCATTTGATAACATAAAAGAGGTTCTAGGGAAAAAAGCAGATTTTTATATCGGGTTCAAACAAGGAGCATTCCCAGAGGACGCACTACCTATATTTCGTGGTGTGATTGTTGATTTCTATACAACCGATGGAATAGTAATGGTGTCAGTTGCTCATCCTGAGGCACTTAAAAGACAGGACATCTATCAACAATTTCAATCAAAGATCACAGCACCTATTGATACTAGTACAACAATAATTCCCGTATCTGATACCACAACATTACTTCCTAGTGCTGATATTGTTAGAACATTAGTAAGAATAGAAGATGAGATAATGGAGCTTGTCTCTATTGACTCAGGAACACAACTAACAGTTATCCGAGCACAAGAGAATACAATACCCGCAGCACATACTGACACTGAGATAACATCAATCTATCAATTTACTGAAAAACCAATACCATTAGCATTAAAGTTGATGTTATCAGATCAAGGAAACACATTTTTCAATAGCGATAATTTGCCAGTGTCTATTAACTTTGTAGATATAACAAAGACACTAAGCAACTCTATAATTTTCGATTATTTTGATATAGGCGATTTAACAGGAATGGTGCGAGGTGACACAATCAGACTTACTGGGGTTAATGCTGGTGATTATATTGTTAAACAAATTGGCACACTGCCTAATGGATCATACATCAAAGTAGAAACCCCGTTAATTACTGAGATAGAATTTGCAGGTACTTTTGAATATAGAAGTAAGTATAATGTCCTTCCCGACGGGCTAGGTATGCTTCAAAATCAGGTAGATATAGAAAGCCATACAAATATTGAGGATCAATTCCCCTCAAACTTTGTTAATTATACTATAAACTTATCAGATACCCTGGAAGACACTAAGAAATTTATTGATACTGAGGTTTATTTCCCACAAGGGTTATATCAAATACCCAGAAAAGCCAGAACATCTGTAAAAATAGTAACACCACCTTTTAGTTCAGACATTGTGCCAACCGTTGATCTTACAAATATAATTAATATTGGAAATATTAGACAGAGACGCTCTCTACATAAGTACTTATATAATATAATAAGCTACAATTATGAGCATGATGTAATTGATGAAAAGTTTTTGGTTAAAGACAACTTAATTTCAGCCACCTCATTAAATAGAATAAGAGGGGGTAGGAAGCAATTAAAGATTAATTCTAAAGGGTTAAGAAGAGGGGCTGCAACAACACTATCATTAAAACAAATATCAGCAAGGTTGATAGATAGATATAAATTTGCACCAACCTATTTTGAAAATATAGGTATTAAATACTCAGACGGTTTTTCGTTGGAAGTTGGGGACGTTCTACCTTTTGGGGGTTTAAATACTAAGATAGTTAACTTGCAAACAGGCGAGAGAGGTGTTGAGGCTGAATTATTTGAAGTTATAAACAAGTCTCTAAACATATCCACAGGTGAGATAAAAGTTGATCTTTTATCCACTGCTTTTAGTGTTGATAGTAGAAACGCAGTTGTAAGCCTTGCGTCTGGTTGTGGGGCTAATAGTACTACTACACGTATCGAACTTGTAAATCTTGTAAATGTTGAGGAATATATTAACGAATCTGATAAATGGGAAGAGTTTAAAGGTACTCAAGTTAGAGTTTTTTCTAAAGATTACACCCAAGACGAGACAGTGATACTTAAGAGTGTTGATCCTTCAAATCTTGGTTTTTTATTACTCGACTCTCCTCTTAGTTTTACACCAACAACTAACCATATTATTGAAATTCCAGAGTATGACAACACATCAAAGCTTGTAAATCCTCAATATAAACTAAGATTTGCTCACTATGTGGCCAATGTACTAATTACAGCCGTCACTAGTCCATCAATTTTTGACGTAAATTCTCCTTTAAAGTTACTTGTTGGATCGAAAATAATTGTTAACTCTCAAGACTTTACAGATGATACTTTTGATAATTTAATAGAACATGAGATAATTGATATAATAGGAAGCACAGTTACAATTGATGTTGGACTTCCTTTTACACCTCAAGTTGGATATATTGTGAATAGAAGTGACTTTCTAGATGGTGGAAAATATTACTCAATAATATAAGGAAAAGTAATGGCCAAAACGGATGTAGTAACGCCAGTAAGACAAGTATTTTTGGAAGGTGATGTTGCATATAAGAGAGCAGTATCAGAGGCGATGCTAAACAAACACGCAAGCCAGAATAATTTTATAAACGAATTTCAAACTGACATAAAAGAATGGAAACTAAATGGTAGCTATGGATTTGCTACGGGTATCACGTTCTATGACGGTGTTGCCAGCTTCTTCTATAACAGTGAAATTGTAGGGCTTAATTTCTACAATGGAAAGTCAGGTATCTCAGGTACAACGACATTTGATATTAAGTGGAAAAATTCGTCTGGTGTAACCCAAGGTAGTATCTTTTCTACAAAACCATCAATCTCAAGTGCATCTCTCGATGAGACAGTAGCTTTTAAAAGTTTGATAACAAATACAGTAGTAACTCCAGCAGGTGTTACGAATGGAATTTTAAGTAAAACAACTTTTTTGGAGGGGGATAGCCTCTATTTAGAATTAACAAATACAATGTTAGCTGCTAGAAATTGCGGTTTAACGTTATTTTATCGTCCAATAAACTAGGAGAATAACTTGTCAACTTTCTACGGTGGTGAGCAATTAATTAATGTTGTATCGGTTTCAGGTACTTTCAATAATGGTGTGGTCGTATATACTTGTCCAGTAGGTCGATATGCAAGGGTACAAGTCTTATTTGCAGGTGAGAGTTTAAATGTAGGTTCAGCTTTCCTAAACGTAAATAATCTAACACCACTAGAGGGTAGAGATACAGTTACGTTAACTATGACATCTGGGGAGCAAATTGTTATCACAACTAATTCAACGGGATTCACAGCTAAGATTTTCGAGTATGCAACACCATGATAAAGTTCAAGGAATCTAAGGACGTGGCACTTTTTACATACCTTCACCCTGCACTCATCATGATCTTTGCTGATCTCTATAATTATACGTATGAGACACATGGTGTGAAGTTGATAGTAACTCAGACAGTATCAACACTAAGAGAGGATAGACTACTACATAGAAAAAGCAGTGCACACCTTGAAAAAAGGGCCATTGATATTAGAACACGTGGACTAGAAAAAGAAGTGATAAAAGATATCGTTAGCTATGTAAATAACAAAAAATCTTATTCAAAGTATAGATACCTATCACAAAGTGGTAAGTCCCGACTAGCCTACTGGCATGTTGGAAGTGCTGAACATATACACTTAGCAATTCACTCGAAATATAAAGACATGTAGGGTAGAGACCTATCAAAATAACTTCCCTACAATGTCTTAAAGGATGAGACATGAAAATAGCAAAAATGGAAGCACCTAGCAAGGGTTTCTCTTCATTATTCGTGGCAGGTGACTTCCACAGTGTGCACCTTAGCACGGCAACATTTAATATTTTACTAGATCATGCACTATCACTGCCAAAAAATATGAGAAATCTTCTAATTAACGGGGATTTTTTAGGCGCTAATCACTTGATGCCACGGTGTAAAGAGTTTAAGAAATGGATTGGGCGATCAGATGGAATCGAGGATTACTTCATCCCAATGTCAGATGTCGAATTTGAATGGGGAAATGAGTGTCTTGATAGGCTTCAAAAGGTATTTAACGAAATTATATTTATTGAAGGAAACCATGATTGGAGGTATAGAAACTTCAAAGACTCATTTGCTCCATCGGCCTACGCTCATAACTTTGACTACCTATCAAAACTAGAACTAACGAAAAGAGGTATAGATTATCTCTATTATAACGAGTGGCTTGATTGGGGGGATAAACTATCAATCACACACGGCATGTATCACGGTACAACTTGCCATAAGAAACATTATGAAGCTTCAGGTTCTAAAAATGTTATTTTTAGTCATGTACATAGTTACGATTGTAAATCATTTCAGGTAAGAGGGGATACAAGAAATAGTGTATCATTGCCAGCAATGTGTAACTTAAATCCTGAATACATTAAAGGTAGAGAGACAAATTGGAGTAATGGGTATGGGCAAATCCTAATGAGAAGTGACTCAACTTTCAATTTAAATATTTTTCAAGTGTGGGATAAAAAGCTAATCCTTCCTTGTGGCAAACTTATTGAGGGATAGGGCGTATATCTAGAGTTATAAGTGTACTTTCTTCGATACTTGGAAAGTCACTAACCTCTAGATGTCTTACACAATAGTCATCAAACCCAATAATCTTGAATAGTTTATCCTGTAATACCTTGATGTAGTTATCTACATCTCCACAAGTTTGGGATATTCTACTTCCATCTTTGATAAAAAATTTAGGGTTGCCAACCTTTAGTGTAAATTTTACAATATTTTTAGACGGTTCTATATATTTTCCAAACTTAACCAGCTCATTCGAGTAACCTAGCAATAGCAGTTCTATCTCTTCATCAAAGGCAAGGCCCTTTCCCGTCTTTATTCTTTTCCCTGTTCTACTATTTCTATAATACGCGTTGTAGCTTATGGGTTTAATCGGTATTTTTATCGATAAATTCACAGATATCTACCTTAGTTACTATCTCTTCTGCAGGTAAAATTATCATTTTTTTAGCCCGATATACACTTAAATCGCCTACATCGTATCCATCTCTTAATTGAGATATAATTATAGATTCTAATCTCTCGGTTGTGTGCTCTTCAAAAAATTCTCCAGTGGCATGATTGTGAAGGATATACTTATTCATAGACTCTCCCTATATCGAGTGACTTTCTTTTTACCATAGAGTTTAGTTTTTCATCAAACTTACTTGTAAAAATGTAATAATAGAAACAAGTTTTCTTTTGACCTATCCTAAGTATTCTCTTCTTAGCTTGTTCAATATTTGCAGGGACAAAGTCTATGTCATTAAAAATCATATAATTGGTTGATGTAATATTAAACCCAGTGGATGCACTTCCAATAGTGGCAACCAAGCACTTAGACTTATTGTTGTTAAAGTTATCTACAATTTCTTGTCTTTTATCCACAGAAACACTTCCAGTTATCAACAACGCCTTTAATTTTGATGCTATTTCGATTGCTGAGGCTACATGGCATGTAAAAATTACAGGGCGATATCCTTGCTCTATGAGATCATTTGCTAGTTTAATAGTTGTGTCAGTTTTGGCCATTGCATTCGCTGATTTTATGCTCATGTACGCAGGATCATTTGGATCAGCATTAAACAGAGTTAACGCTTCCTCTAATTGCTTATCATACTTTTTAGAATTACCTACCATGTTTGTTTCTATTTCATCGGGTAAGTCTAGGACATCCTTTGCACGTTTCCTTATCCAGACAGGTGCTATAAGTTGTTTTAATGCCTCTACATTTTTAATACCATCAAATCTAACAACAGTGACATGTCCTAGATCAAAAGTTCTTTCATAACTAAATGTATTACAGAATTTATAAAATAACTTATTAAACGGTTTAAATAACTCATAAGAACGTCCATAATAGCATAGTTGTAAGAGACTCCACGCCTCACTTACTCGATTACTTATTGGAGTGCCACTAAGTCCTATAAAATATTGTGTGTTATTCTCTTTTAATAATTTATGTACGACTTGAGTTCTTTTAGCTTTGTGATTTTTTAGATAGTGACACTCATCACAGATTACAACTCCATAATTACTTATATCTATCTTAGACAACCCTGCATAGCTTGTCAGAGTATAATCAAGATCACTAGTGAATTTTTCTATCTCAACAACCCAATTGCTTTTTAAAAACGCTGGGACAATTATTAAAGTTTTTAGTCCTGAGTGACAAGCTACGGCCAACGAGGTTATAGTTTTCCCTAAACCTGCTTCCATATTACAAATATGATACGGGTGAGAGAGAGCAAAATCAAAACACTCTTCTTGAAATTTCATCAACTCACCCGTAAATTTACTCATGTTCTCTCTACAACGATCTTATTTATTTTTAAAAACTCACTATGCTCCATTCCATGGCATTTAGAAAAGTAGTCGCAACTTCTAAAAAAAGCATTACAATAGCTAAAATTTCTATTCGGCTTAAGCGTCCCTTTTCTTAGCTTCATAGACTTCTTATGTAGTGACTCAATGTCTTTTCTAGTTTCATCAATTCTCATAAGTTCTTTAGGGATTGTAACGAAAATACACTTAACTAGATTCTTATTCACAAGTCGCATAACAAACTCTTCATAGCTCTCTCTTGCTTGCTGTTTTGCTTTTGACTTTGTGGCTACTAAATATCTTGAACCCATAAATTTATCAGGGTTAAGATTAAATTTCTCAGCGATATCTTTATAAAAAGAGGAGTAAAGATTTAATTGTGGGTTAGATGGTAACTCAGATATTTTACTCTCATAAAATGATGCAGCCGTTTTTAGATCGCTGATATACCAAGTGCCGTCTTCTCTCTTCTCAATTAAATCAATATATCCGACAATAGACTTATGCTCAATTGCATACTCGCAAGCAACCGCAGTGAAGCCGCTCCCTTTTCTAAGTCTCAAATACTGTATAACCGATGCGTGAACATGTGGGATATGTTCTTCTTTTAATCCTATATTTTGTACACAATATTCAAGCATTTTAGATATGTTACTTGGTTTCTCATGCATCGAGTTTTCTAAGATATAATGGAAACTTGTGCCATAGTGAAAGTGACTATCATCTCTTACACTACAGTCCTTATCCACCTCAACCTTATCAACTTTATAATAGACATATTTTTGAGAGCAATTTTGTAATAATGTAGATGATGAATAGGAGAGTCGTGTATCCACAGACTCCCCTTTACTTGTACCCATTATTCTAAGTCATCTAAATTAACTGATTTATTTTCAGAAACTTTCTTAAGTGGTTTTGTTTCCTCAACATACAGATCAAAGTCATGGTAAGCATTGCCATTTTTACCTTCTGTCTTCCCCTTATAAACAAGCTTACATAAATCACCCTCAACCAGGTGTGTGTCTATTAGGTCATTTAGTTTAACGTTTCCACCTACAACTTTAGGTGTGCCCTCTTCATCAAAAGAATGGTTAAGAGAACCTTTGTACTTAGATGCTGTATTTTCTTTTGTGCCAGTATATACGGCCCTTTCAAAAATAACATCTCCTTTACTTAGCTCTGATAACTTAACAAATGATGGTGCTGATACTAATTTCATTTCTACTCCTATATTTGGCTTGCGTCTTTATTGACTATCGCCTTCATTTTCTTCATCTTCTATATCATCATCCTCACACAAATCAAGTACCAATGTGTCATCGTCATAAGGATCAAAATGTTTAAAATATTCGCTCTCATATCTATCTAAATTCATTTAATCTGGCCCACCTTTTTCTCAGGACTTCTAATTTTCGTGTATTAGTTACAATTTTAAAGTTCTTAAGTCTATATGCTTTTGTCCTAATATTTTCTTTATCACGATCAACAAATAGTTGTGGCCTTATATCTACCAACTCGTCAATTTCCCTTGATATCTCTTCTCTCAATAACTTTATAGACAGCATTTTTTAAACCCTTCATTGATAGAATAAGGGACACTGAATGGACGTTGTTTTGTGGCACGATAAGAATGTCCAAAGCCTAATTTATGACTTAATTCATGGGCAAGATTAGAGGCTTCAGAACATAGACTCGCACCAGTGTGAAATTTTCTATTTAGTTTTATCCAACTAACATTTGGTTCGGTGTATCCAGATACTTTAGACCATCTTTTATAATACATCTCAAGTTCTATTTTTACGTTGTATGTTCTAAGCATGTTTATAACTTCACTATTTTTAAGTGAATTTGTTTTAATGATCTTACGACTATTTATAAAATTAAAGAAGCACTTAGATGCTATTGTCTCATTCATAACTTTAATATATTTATGAAGTTTAATTTCTTCTTTTTTTGTAAAGTTTCGTAGCTTAGTGACATTAACTAAGTTAACTTTATTAGTTTTTAAAATCTCAACCTGTTCAACTATTTTCTTACTTTTATTAGTTGAACACGCCACAAGCATAATTAAAAATAGTAGTTTCATTATAGCTCCATATATTGTTTAAATTTTTCATATTCTGATTTACTTCTCTGATCGATATAAATTGATTGAGACTTACACTCTAAACCTTTAGGTGTTGTCACTATCCCATCAACATAGTCAGGACTCCAAATATCAACATCAAACCCAATTAGATCAAAAGCTTTTTTCTTCATATCACCCTCAAAATAAAATGCGAATGCTTCTTGCATGCACCTCTTTAATGTATCAACGTCCCTAAGATCGCTTGATTTATACTCGATGTATAGGGCGTCGTGCAGGGGGAATAGGACTTTTAGCCCATCATCTTGTGCTAATTGAATTGCTTTTCTTAGTATTGAGCTTCCCATACCTTGAACAGGCATATTTTTAACACTTCTATGATTTTCGTTATCGCCGAACATTGTCCAGCCACAGGGGAGCATCCAAAAATTTCTTTTTTGATATGTATAATACACATCATCTTGATACTCGGTATATTTACTATATGCTTTTGAGAATTTGTTAATTAACTCTTGTGCTTTTGACTTAGTTATATTTTTACCAGTATCTAATGACAGTTTTCTACCCAGGGCCTCTGCACCCATTAGATAGGATATACCAAGAGTAGTGGCCTTAAATAAGTTACGTTCTTCTTTATACTCTTCTTTTGTACCATCTAGTGGAACGGCTCCAGCTAATTTAGCAAAGTGTAAATAAACATCACCCGACTCATACGCATCGAGCATATTCTTATCTTTGCTTAATAGAGCACCAAGTAGAAACTCTTCACTCTTATAATCGATACTAGCAATGGACATACCTTTTTTACTTATAATTAAACTTCTAAGCCACGCTGATTTTAGTGGAATAAAACTTGTGGCTTTTGGCTGATAACGTCCAGATTGTGATCCATAGGGATTAAGCCAACTTCTAACCCTCCCGTCACTTCCTAGACTATCGTATATCGTTTCTTTATTTTTTGCATTAGCACTTTTCGGTATAAACCCATTTAAACTTCTTTGAGTTTTTAGATATCTTAGATACTGAGAAAAAGGGCACTCACGTTTAAAAGAGTGTCTTGCATTAAAATGTTTTTCAAAAGCTTCTAATTTTAGCGAGTATTGGCCTGAGTCTGTCATAATCCAATTATCTTTATATTCAGACTCTAATATAAGACTCTTCATGACTTTAGTTTGTTTTGAGTATCGTTGCTCTCGATTATTCCAAGAAAAAAGATCATATTCAAATTGACTATTAATATCCTCACATAATTCTTTTAATAGTTTTGGTACGTTTTTCGAGAAATTTTTCATCTTTTCTACATCTACGGGATAACCTAGGGATGTCATCACGGCCGTTCTGGCCATTGTCTCAGCACGAAAATATACGTGTTCATACATAACACAACTTGGCTTTCTTTTGAAAAATTCTAGGTACTCTGTTTTTATAATCTCCCACATTGTCATTAAGTATTTGGTATCTGAGGTACAATAATCTTGAATAACTTTCCTATTTTCTTCTAACTTAGCTGTAGAACCATAGATACAGATATTTCTCATTTCATCTTTGTGTTCAGTATCTATTTTTACGTTAAGAAGTTTAAAACACCCTGCGGCTAGATTGGACTTAGGGCGTGAATTATTAACCGTCTTATCTTTCCCATAATCAGGTGGACGTGTTGTAACTACTTTCCCACCAATTAATTGCTTCCCATACATGTATTTATGATTGTGATTTAGAAGCATTTTATATTCTTGCTGAACATCAATGCACTTAAACTTTATTGGATTGATGTTCATTGAGATTAGAGATTGCCCCTCAGCTACATAATTCCAACACAACAACCTATGAGTATCTCTAATACTTAATATATGTGTTTTACACTTCTCAAATTCTTTCTTATCTCGTAACCAATATTCAAAGACACCTTCATCGGTTGTCATAGAGCAACAGATCAAGTCTAGTTTGGACTCAGATGTTCCACGGTATTCAAAATCTATTGAACAATGTTTCATTAATCCACCAAGTCTGAGTTATTATTAATCTTAGCTCTGTACTTATCACAAGGTATTATTGATGAGGCCCTAACGGATTTTCCTCGCTTGTACTCTCCTAGTTTATGTCCTCGGTGTCTATAATTCTCTAGGAAGTCTATAATCTTTTTATGCGTCTCAGGATGATACTTTTCACGCTCATCGTAGAGGTTACATATTTTTATTTCGTCAACCCTCTCACCTAGTAGTATTTCATCTACAATCTTCATCTGCCAGCCTGTTAACGACTCATAGACTACCTTATAGAATGCCTCTGATCTGTATGGGGCCATGGTATTGAAGTTAACAGATTTATTTTTCTCTAAATAATTAAAAAATGCTTGTGCCCACTCATCTGACTCAATTCGCTGTGAAAATTCACTCATCCATGTATCAGATATACCCCTATCTAATGTTGTCTCTTTGGTTAGTTCAAGCACTGAGAATCTACGCTCATCATAAGTAAATTTCCAGTCAGATATATTATTAGTAGCAATCCACATAGACACAAAGTTCTTAACAGACTCAGTGACCTGTGATTTTTCTTCCACATTAAACTCTTTATTTGCATCCGACTTTAAAATATTAATTGCTGCATTAGTATCAGCGACCATTTCATCCATCAGAACAAGACGCTTGTTCTTTTTATACCCGTTAAATTCCTTCTTTAGAGCGTTTTGAGGGGCTTTTCTATAGTTATTAGTACCAACACAAGGGATTATCATTTCTATCAAGGTAGTCTTCCCTGTGCCCTTAATTCCGTACAACATAATATATGACCACATCTTATCTATAATCGTATGGTAAGCCGCATCAATATAATATTGAAGATCATTAGAAGATGTGAAAGATGACTCGATAAAAAATAACTCATCATCTGTAATTTTTAGAGTCTTATCTCTATTATATCGCCACTTAGGGTGTATGCATTCATTTATACAAGTAATATCTGAATATAAATCATCACAATATTCACTCCACCTTTTATCGTTTAACGTATCATTGATTAAATAGGGATCAAACACCCTACGTGCTAGGGGAATGTTATGTTTTAGGTTACTAAATACTTCCTCACCTATAAGGTGCTTATAAGCTGAGACAGACATGCTTGTAACGATAGAACTATCAGAATTATGTACTAAAAACTTATCTTTGTTTTGATGCTCATTAGTTTCTTCAATGTCTTTAAACAATGTAAAATCAGATGCATTTATGTGTACAACGTCCTTACTTAAATATTTTTCTACTTCTTTTCTCTTTTCCGATAAGACATGATCTTTTATTAGATTAAATACACTAGAATTATAAGACTTAACATCAAAACCAGACCGCTTAACCGTTAAGAATAAATCTAAATCGTCCAATAAATCATCTGAATCCAATACTTCCTTAACTACATTTGTAGTCCTAGACCCATCTCTATAAAGTGACTGACCTCGAAATTCATATTTATTTGGATGCTGAGTTAAAAGATACTTTGCTGTTCTCTCTTCTATAGTCTCTTTCATTACGTCCCTCCTACGGCGTATAGTGATTATCTCTAATCACTACATGGCTAGCCCAAAGTCCGTAATGAAAGAGTAGCTGAAAAGTATAGTTTAATTTTAAGAATGTAAAGAAATAGGTTTAACGCACTGTTTACCAATAAAAAGCACTAGTGATTGTATTATTTTAGTGTGTGTGTACTTTTTTTTGCTCGCAGACCGTTTCTGAAAAAAAATTTGCTCATTTGCTCGTAAAAGGTGCGTTAAAACTACCTCTTTACAGGTAGTTAGTGTTTTGAGTAAATTTTTGGAATTTGTTAACGTTGTTTTTCGTAACATGAGATATATACTACAATTTTAAAATTGATGTGTCATCTATTACTTTTCTCTATTTTCGTACTCTTCTCTTTCTTTAATTTGCTTTTCTATGTCGATTTCAATTTGTATATTCTCTCTTTCCCATAGCTCATATTGTAATTCATCCTTAATATCGCAGTAGTCAGTACCGTTTACTCCTCGTGTGTAGTTTTCAGACAGTACTTCCCTTATTCGGAATGTTGTCCATGATTTTATTTTAGATTTATTCATATATCTATTGTACACTATGCGTCAATTATTTGCAATAAAATTGAATCTATGCTACACTGAGTCAAGGGAGAATCTTATGGATCGTAACACTAAAATTGAGAGATTATTGACTAGATTAGAGAGAGCTGAAAAAGGTAGCATATTAGAAAGTATGTTGGAACGTGCGATAATCTACTTATCATTAAAATAAACTAATCTAGTCATTTGATTAACTAACCTTGATACTAGATAATTTAGACATAGCTTGGAGGTTATGTTGGAATTGACTAGTTTAAATGTATTAGGTAAGCGATATAGAATGACTAAGAAAAAGTGTAAAGGTCAACCCGACGGGTATATGGGGTTATGTTCAGATGATACGGCCACGATATACTTAGCTAAGAACCTACGTGAAGGGGAAGAGTACTGGACAACACTATTCCATGAATTAGGCCATGGTGTCTTATATCGCAATGGTGTGAGATTTAGTGGTGCTGTAAGCATGGAAGTCGAAGAGATCATAGTTGAAACTATGTCCAACGCATATTACAATTGTTTCAAGCAAATTCTTAAGGGGATCATTAAAAGTGGGGACATTGATACCATTTACGAGGAAGTGGAAGCCTTCTCAAGAGATACAAAATAAATTAGAAACATATCAAACTTGGTTCACTGAAACTAGATGCTCTATTGCAGTTGATTGTAGATTTGATAAGTATAATATGATGCTAAGATACCAAGCAATGTCCAACACTTTAAGAAGTCGATGGAAAGTTATTAATGGACTCAAGGACGAGTCTATTAATACAATCAAAAATACCGTGAACATATAACAACACATATTGAAAAACTCACAAAACATGCTACATATTTCTTATGGAGCTTTCAGATATAAACTACAGCGAATTAGATAATGACGATAAGAAACTCTTCTCGTGCATAGCAACGTTACAAATTAAAGTTAATATGCTTAAAGCTAGTAAAGAGAATAACTATAGAGAGATAGTTAAGCTTAAAAACAAGATGAGAGTGAGGTTAACAGAAATTGGAAAATCTAAAGAAGAGAGATGCGTACCTAGACGTTCCGTGGTTACGGTTCAAAAAAGAGGGGAATAAAATTATTTGCACATCAATTAAAAGAGGGGAAGAAAATTTGAGAATATTTGCTTACCTGGGAGGTCAAGGTAGTGAGGATTTTGAGATTGCAAGAACATCTATATTGATGGAGTACAAAATGAGAGGTTTCTATTATGACTAGACTAATAACAAATTGGATAACGCTAATAATAATCGTAACCTTTTGGGCCGTAATATTGGAGATGATGAAATGAAACTAAAAAACGTGAAGATTAAGATTAAAAACAAAGAACACTGTAAGACCGTGCTTGATCGGCTTTATGATTTATGGTGTAGTGGTTTTACAAGTAGGTTTATTGAAGAGAATGGCGACAAGTGTAAAATAATTTATGTTCACTCTACTTCAGATATGGGTTGGGATACAAGTAGTCAGGATAATGACAAAACTTGCAAATTAATAACACTAGACGACCTATACGACAAACCAGAGGAACGTGAGAAAATAGAGCTTAGGGAGTATATTTGTAATTACGGTGAGGTTAAATTTTTAACAAAAGACTTAAACAGAATAAACTTATACTTAAAAAGAAATGAGTTAACAACCCCCTATCACAAAGAAAAATGCACCCTAGCACCAAACTACCGAACCATTTATGCGTGGGCAGATACGCTTGAATATTGTAAGGAAGGTGAATAAATGAAAATATTACTTGCCTGTGAAGAAAGCCAAGCTGTATGCAAGGAATTTAGAAAATTAGGGCACGAAGCATATAGTTGTGACATATTGCCCTGTAGTGGAGGACACCCTGAATGGCATCTCCAGCAAGATTTGGTAGAGGTGTTAAAAGATAAATTGGATATGATTATCGGTTTCCCTCCATGCACCTACTTAACTGTCACAGGTAATAGGTGGTTTAATGTAGAAAAGTATGGGGACAAAGCAGTCCAAAGACACAAAGACAGAGAGACGGCAAAAGATTTCTTTATGATGATAGCTAACGCTGATTGTAGTAAAATTGCCATAGAAAACCCAGTCGGGGTTATGTCTAGCTTTTGGAGAAAACCAGATCAAATAATAAACCCATACCAGTTTGGTGATGCCTTTGAGAAAAAAACATGTTTATGGTTAAAAGGGCTACCAGACTTAAGACCGACAGACATAGTTGAGCCACCACCGCGAACATTTTATAAAAGTGGGAAGTCAATGCCTAGTTGGTATGCAGACGCAATAAAATTACCAAAAGCAGAAAGGTCGAAAATAAGAAGTAAAACATTTCCAGGGATAGCAAGGGCGATGGCGAACCAGTGGTCAGAGGATTTAACTTATTGCAAGGATGGTGAATAATGATAGCCGAAATGACAGAGCGAGAAGTTGAATACCTACAAAAACTAATAGAACTAGAAGCCGAAAACAAAAAGCTAAATCTTAGGCTTAGTAATTTGCTAGAAGTTCATGAGTGTACAAAGTTAAATAACAAGAAGCTGAAAGATGCTATCAATAAAGAGATAAAAATAAATGGCAGTTTAGTGCCGATATTAAATAAGGTTTTAAAGGACGTTGAGGGATGAATATAAAACAAAAATACATAGATAGAATTGTTATGCAGGTTGAAACTGATATAAATGATATTTTTAATCTGAAAAGTGAGCCATATAAGTACTATTTAGTAGAAAGAATAATCGAGAATCATATAGTTGAAATGCTGGATAAAATACAAGAATTATATAAATGACACTAACAATAATATTCTAATATTAGAATAAAATACATTTTTAAAATATATAACGGGGATAATAATATGGATGAATTAAGATGCAGTATACTTTTGGAGGAGTTTGGGAGTAGTGATGGAGATAATAAGATGGACGATATAAAAATAAATAAGATTATAGCGGAGTTTGTGGGCGACGATGGTTTTTGCTTTGGTCAAGGGGGTAGTTTACCAAAACTTTTTACTAAGTCACTAGATGCGCTTATACCAGTTTGGGAGAAGTTGAGAAATAGTGGTGTCTGGTTAAATGTTATTGGCAATAGGAGCTATAATCATTTTGCACTATTCTCGGATAAGCCAATAGAGGAATATAGTCCATTTTACCCGTTTTATTTTTACGAGTCACTAGACAAACCCACAATCCAACAAGCCGCTGCACACTCAACCGCAAAAGCAATTCTTGAATTGGAGAAAACAAAATGATGGACGATTTAGAAATTGATAAGCTCAAGAGTAAATTATCTAAGGCCGAAGAAGTTATAAGGTGCTTTATTTTTGATTTTGATAGCGTAACAAATACAGAGGATATGGATATGTATGACCATATAAAACGTGCCAGAGACTACTTCAATAACAATAACTAACATTCAACTAACATGCCACTAACGGCATTATAGAACAGAATTAAGGATAAATTATGAAAAAACTTGTACATGTAACTGAGGTAAAAGAAGAGGGATTAATTAAACTACTGGGTAAAAACGTAACATTTTTCTGTTTAAATTGGATTTATACCGGAGAGCTAATTGGTGTAAATGACAAATGCGTTCTTATTAAGAACCCTAGTATCGTTTATGAAACTGGGAAGTTTTCAGATAAGGAATTTAAAGATATTCAATCTCTTTGCGTTGATGAGTTTTATATTACTATGAATTGTATCGAGTCGTTTGGAGAATTAAAAAAATGATACGGGGTAAAAAGCAAAAGTACCCATGGTCAGGGTCAGGGTCATGGTCAGGGTCATGGTCATGGTCAGGGTCAGGGCCAAGGTCATGGTCATGGTCAGGGTCATGGTCAGGGTCAGGGTCAGGGTCAGGGTCATGGTCAGGGTCAGGGTCAAGGTCAGGGTCAAGGACAGGGTCAGGGTCAAGGTCAGGGTCAAGGTCAGGGTCAGGGTAGAACAATAATTGATATTTGCAAGGGGTATTAAAATTCTAATGTTAGAATAAAATGTCTTAGGTGGCATTAAACCGCCAAATTCTATCTCCTTGACTGATTAGTGTATATTGACTACTCTTTATATACAATTGAGAAGTCAATAAGGAGTCATGAATATGACAATAGTAAAATCTAGAGAAATAAAATTAGTCGAAATAGATAAAATCGTTCCAAATCCAAAAAATGCTAACAAACATTCAGACGCTCAAATAACTAGGTTATGTAAATTAATAGAGTTTCAAGGTTTTAGAAATCCGTTAATTGTGTCTAATCGGACTGGGTTTCTAGTGGTAGGCCACGGTAGATTAATGGCTGCTAAGAAGTTAGGGATGGAGTTACTACCTGTAATATATCAAGACTTTGAAAGTGAAGCTCAAGAGTACAGCTATTTAATATCAGATAACGAAATAGCCAGGTGGGCTGAGTTAGACTTAGAGATGCTAGGTGAGGATTTAAAATTAATAGAGATAGATGATACTGAGTTATTGGGTATTGAGGATTTTAACTTGCCAGACGTTGAATTATTAGACCCTCAGACTGATGAGGATGAAGTTCCAGAAGTTGAAAACCCTATCACTAAACGGGGTGACGTTTGGTTACTTGGGAAGCATCGTGTTATGTGTGGCGATAGCACTATGATAGATGACGTTGAGAAGCTTATGAATAAACTCACACCCGATTTTATACATACTGATCCACCCTATGGCATGAACGCTGTAAGTAAGTCAGGGGTACTATCAAAAAATTATGGGGGGGATATATTAGGAGACGACAGTCCTGATATTGCAAAGGATTGCTTCAAGTTAATACAAGGACTCTACCCCGCATCAAAGCAAATATGGTGGGGTGCAAATTACTACTCAAGTGAATTACCAGATAGTGAAAATTGGATAGTCTGGGATAAGAACAATGGGGGGAGTGACCAAACAGATTGTGAGCTAGCATGGGGGAATTTTAGAACAGTTGTTAGAATGTTTAAAAAATCATCTGCAAATGCAAACAGAGTACACCCAACACAAAAACCCGTTGAGTTAATAGATTGGTTTCTAGAAAGTAAAAGATTTAAGCTTAACCCAAAGCTAATAGCGGATTACTTCGGTGGTTCTGGTTCGACTTTAATAGCAGCATGTAAAAAAGATATACCCTGCTATGTAATGGAGTTTGACGTAAAATTTGTAGACGTAATAGTTAACAGATGGCAAAACTATACAGGCAAGAAAGCTACATTGGAATCTACTGGTGAACTGTATAATGACCTAAAATCTGCGGTGGAAAATGACAAAAGCTAAAGTTCACGGTAACAAAATAGAGATAGACTATGCAGCTTTAGACGCATTAATGCAGTTTAAACTCACTAAAGCATTCGTATCTGATTACTTTAAAGTATCAGAAGACACACTAGAAAAAAGAATAAAAGAAAAATACAATATGACTTACTCGGAGTTTGGTAAGTTAAGACAACAAGGTGTTGCAAGAAAGCTACAACAGAAAGCACTCGAAATGGCACTAGGTGGCGATAGAACTATGTTAATCTTTGCACTTAAGAACATGGCACATTGGGCGGATAAAGTTGAAGAGAGTATCGATGTAAAAGCTATAGCAATAAACATAGACAAACATGATTCAAACCTTTAATAAAACAAAGATTCAGTATAAGGCGGTTACCCTCATGGGCAGTAGTGCTAAGCACATCATGCTCTATGGGGGATCATGATCCCGATCTGGTAAGACCTTTATCATAGTATTTGCGATGATAATTAGAGCGTGTAAAGTGAAGTCTAGGCACGTTATGCTAAGACAGACGTTCAATAGTATTAAAACATCTATCTGGCTTGATACACTGATAAAAGTATTAGCGATAGCGTTCCCCGATCTCATCTACCATTTAAATAAATCTGATTACTATGTACTACTTCCTAACGGTAGCGAGATATGGATCGCAGGGTTAGACGACGATAAACGTGTTGAAAAGATACTAGGTAAAGAGTTTAGTACTATATTCTTTAATGAGTGTAGCCAATTATCCTATTCATCTGTTCAAGTAGCGTTAACAAGGTTAGCTGAAAAGAATAAACTTGTTAAGAAAGTATACTATGATGAGAACCCCCCTAACAAGAAACATTGGTCATATTGGCTATTCATTAAGAAGTTAGACCCTATCGAGTCAGAACCATTAGACGACCCAGGTGAATACGCTTCTATGTTGATGAACCCCAAAGATAACTTAGATAACATCGATGAAGACTATTTAAAGATGCTTTCTAAAATGCCTGAAGCGGAACGTAAAAGGTTTTTAGAGGGGGAGTTTTTAGACAGCAATGATGGTGAAGCCTACTACGCATTTGATCGGGAGAAACATGTTGGCGACACACCTGCAATGTCTGGAACTACTTGGGTTGGAATGGATTTTAACGTCCAACCTATGACAGCTGTAGTGTGTAGCTATTTCAATGAAACATTTTATATTCATGATGAGCTATTTCTCGAGAATAGTGACACATTTAAAATGGTGCATGAACTACAAAAACGAGGTTACAAGGGAACTGTAATACCCGATAGTACTGGTAAGAATAGAAAGACTAGTGGCAAGTCGGATCACCAAATACTTAAAGAGGCTGGCTTTACGATACCTTATGTTTATAATCCATTTGTTACTGATAGGGTTAACAACATTAATAGACTTTTAACGTCTAACCGTATTATCATTAATCCTAAGTGCAAGAAACTGATTGGGGACTTAGAACGTGTAAGTTGGAAAGATAATAAATTAGACCAAAAAACCGACCCTATGTTGACACATATTAGTGACGCTTTAGGATATTTGTGTTGGCACTTAGACAAAATAGCTGATAAATATAAGACACGTGGGATTATATTAGAATAAGGAAATTCAATGTCCAGTATAGACTTAACAGACTTAAAAGTTATAAATCAAATAATCTCAGATGTAGAGGGTAGTGAGGATCGATTAAGAAAACGTCACTCTTTTGACAGTTGGCAAGCGTATAGTGGAAACGTTAAACCCTATGTCCAGGAAGTTATTGTATCTAATAGGCCGAAATCTCATGTAGGTTACACAGTGTCAGACATATCATTTTCAAAAGTTATTACAGATGCTAAAGCCAAGTCTTATAAAGAACAACCTATAAGAACTATTGAAGGAAGCGACCATGTAAAGACTGCAAGGTTACAAGAGATATATAAAGAGGGGGGTGCTATGAGACAACTCCCCTTCTTAGATACAATAACAAACTTACACAAGCACTCACTACTTTGGATCAACAACATTGATGGTGATGATGAACAGTATCAATTTATGGCGTTACAAGGTTATGAGTATTCTGTCATTAGAGACAAAGATACAGGTGAATTGGATGCTGTTATTCTCAATTATGGAAATTTAGATGTAACATCGGGTGCCCATACAGGTGATGGGATTGACAACTTAGTAGCTGAGTCACAAGCTGACTCATCGGCACAGTCAAAAGTGTATGCTATGTGGTCGAATGATAACTATGTTCTTATCAAAGTTCAAAGTATAAAAGTAGCTACACTTAGTGGTGTTGAGATTAAGAGATCAGTTGATTTTGTAGCACAACCTGAGAATCCTAGAATGCTTAACTTTATAGGAAAGATACCATTCGTATATCTCTCTCAGGAAATGGCCGTTGACTATCCTACACGTTCCCCGTTGTTAGATCAGACAATAACAGCTAACGTGCTCGCATCGGAATATTACACGGCTGCAAATATCCAGGGCGTGGGACAAATGGTTTTTAGCTACCCTGAGAAATATGAGGGTATGTTTAAGAAAATAACTACAGGACTATTGTCAGCACTTAAGTTACCACAATCTGACAACCCAGACGATAAACCTACAACCGCAACGTATATCAACCCGTCCCCAGACTTAGCAGGTCAAAGAGAAGCTGTACTCAGTTACGTTAAACAAGTTATGAATGAGCACGGTTTAAAAAATACAAGTGCAGTAGGAAGCCAAGGTCAAGACTTTAGTAGTGGGCTACAACTTGCAATAGCTAACTCATCTGTACAGGATATAATAGAGCAAAACCAACAACAATTATATGTACATGCTGAGTATGAGATATTCGAGATCATTCAAGCGTGGGAATCATTTCGTGGTAACAGCGTTTTCAGTGACACTGATACTTTAGACATTAAATTCAAGAAACCTAAAGTGTTGATCAGTGATGCTGAGGTTCTAGCGAATGTAGAAAAGAGATTGTCACTCGGCTTGATAACAAAAGCTGAGGCACTAATGGTTCTTGATCCGAATCTATCAGAAGAAGATGCGAAAGCTAAAGCGTCTGAGATAATGACTTCAAATGTTACAAATATTCAAGGGATGAATTTTGGCCATAAACCTGACAAAATTAACAAAGAAACTAAGCCTCAACCTTAACGATGTCCCTCTGAGTAAGAGAAAAGCGGTTAAGAAAGAAGTCGGTAACTTTATTGTAGAGGAGATACTTAGATCAGTATCCTCGGCAAAATCCCCCGTCTCAGGTGGAAAATACAAAGCAGTCTTAAATAAAGACTACGCAAAGAACATGAAGGGGGGAAATAGAACAGCTAACCTAGAATTAGAGGGGGACATGCTGGACGCTCTAACGTTCAAAGATACGGATAGAGGGATAGAGATAGGGATATTTAAAAAATCTGAGGTGCCTAAAGCCGATGGACATAATAACTTTACAGGCAAATCTAAACTACCCACAAGGCAATTTATACCAAAGAGTGGACAAACGTTTAATAGAGACATTGAAAACGGTGTTGCGTCAATTGTTAATAAGTTCAAGCAACCTGTTAAGAAGCAATCAATTACAACGATAGAACAATCAACGAAAAGTGTAGCTATAAGCCTTAACGATATATTTAGCAACGATTTTCTACAATCATTTCTTACATCTGAGGGTTTATTGTGACCAAAGTTAAGATCGATTTTAAAGATGCTGAGAAAAAGTTAAGAAGACTAAAAGTTGAGTTAAAGAGAGAACTACCAAAAGAGTTAAATTTAGAGATAGAGGGAAGTATAGCTCGAGGGATATCACCAGTTAAAGGTTTTGGACGACTAGTAAAATATAGTCAATCCTATATTAAGCAAATAAAAGCAAAGCAACATGAAGGGAAAAGAGTACGCCCTGTTAATCTCTTTTTAAAAGGCGACTTAATGAAGTCATTAAAAGTCAAAGTTGTTGGCCATGGGATTAGAATTAGTTTTGACAACTTCAAAGCAGATATACATAATAGACTAGGAGCAGGAAAATCTAAAACTATTAGACGTATGCTACCCACTAACCAGGGTGAGGAATTTAGTAGATCAATAACGATACGTATGCAGGGAACCTTGAAGCGTATTGCCAAACAAATATTTAAGTAGTGCGAACGCACAAGGAGTGAACATGTCAGAAGTGACTAAGGAAGACGTAAAGACAGATGAGACTGATACAACTACTCAAGAAATTGATGTCAAGTTGTTAATGGAACGTATGGAGAAATTAGAGGCTACTAATTCAAGATTGCTTGAGGAATCTAAAGCAAATAAGAGTAAGTACCAAGGTTTAAAATCAGAAGTTGAGGCTAAAGAAAAGGAACAACTTACTGATAATGAGCAATGGAAAGAACTACTTGAGATCGAAAAGAATAAGAGATCAGAGTTTGAAACCCAATTGAAAGAAACTAAGAAAACGGTACTTCAAAAGGAATTAAACTTTAAAGTAGCATCATCTGCTAAGGATGCTCACGATGTAACTGACATTATTAACGCTCTCCCACGAGATTTAATCTCAATTGATGACGAAAATTTGTCAATAAATGGTGTGGATGAAGCTGTAAATAAGGTTAGGGAGTTGAAACCATGGCTTTTCGATACGGATAAAAAATCAGGTCAAGCGTCAGGAAGACCAGTAGTAGATAATACTACCGAGGACTTAAGAACAGAGGAAGAAAAACTGGCAGATGCCCTATTGGGATTTGTTAATTAACTAATTAACCAAAACAAGGAAGTATAAAATGGCTGACACAAGTTCTGTAAATTTACAGGCAGTAATTGAAAAAAGAGTCTCTAACATCGTAACTGAGACATTAATCCAAGAGGCAGTTTCTATGGGTGTTGTTAGACAATACCCCGTTGAAAGCGGAATGGACAGATTAGACATCCCACTATTCAATTCTATGACTGTTAATACAATCACAGAGGGATCGGCTATGCTACCAGAGACTATTGCAGTTTCTACAGCGAAGTTAAATCTTGATAGACAACGTGGTGTTGCTTGGGCCGTTTCTAAACGTGCTGAGATTCAGTCTAAAATCAGTGCAATCACTGAGGCAGTTAAAAATGGCTCTAAAGAACTTGCAGCTGAGATTGATGACTTTATGTTTGGACTTATGGTCGCTGG